GTACGGCTGTTCGAGCAACTCGGGCTCGTCGAGCAGATTGCGGCCGATCACGGCGCCGCAGTCCCAGTAGTTCGCCCGGCCGGTGATCTGAATGAGGCCGCGCCCGCGATACTTCCAACCGTCGCCAGAGCCTGCGCTGCCATTGCCTAGGCGGCCGGCGTAGGTAAGGTTTGCGATGTCTTCTTGCCTACGCGCGATTCGGCGCGCGGTTGCGGTCGGCTGACCGGCCATGTCGGCGTAGCGGGCCGGCCAGGTGGCGGCGAGGCCCTCGGCGGAGTAGTTGAGGTTTTCGACCAGCGTGGAGAAGCGCGCGGACTCGTGCGCGAGGGTGGCAAGCCAGGCGGCGACGCGGCGCGGGGTGGCGTCGATGTGGTAGCGGTGCGCGGCGATGGCGAGCAGCGGGGCGTATTGCACGGCGAGGGCGTGACGGACGCCGAGTGCCTCGAGCATGCCGATCGTGATGGGGCTGATGAGGCGAGGCGTACCGGTGACCATTTCGGCGGCGTTACCCAATTGGTGCGCCGCCGGATGGAGGTCGCCGCCGGCGGCGGTGGCGGGGCGCAGGAGGCCGATGCGGTTGAGGAATGCGACGATCATGGGGCGGGCCTCTTGTGGTGGCCGGTGAGGCGGGCTATGCAGTGCTCGCCGATGCCCAGGCGCAGTAGCACGCCGCAGGCGGTAATGCCGATGCCACAACGCACCGCGATGCCGGCATTCCAGTGCGCATGCCACTGGTCGATGGGCGCGAGGACGGCGGCGGCAAAGCTGCCCAGGCAGCCGAAGATCATGCAGATGAGGCCGAACTTGATCACGGGGCCTTCGTGGATGCGGGGGTGAAGCACGATCAGCGAGAGCAGCGCGGCGGCGCCGAGCGAGGCGATGCCATTGACGATCATCAGCTCGTGGTCCATATCACCGCCTCCAGGGGAGGAGCTCGAGCCAGTTCGACGCGCGGATGCTGTCGAGCAGGCTTGCGGAAAAGTTGAGCCCGAACAACCCGCAAAGGAACGCGCTGGCGCTCTGCAGCTCGGGCGTGCTGAGGCCGAAGTACTGGTTGATGACGGGCGAGGCGTAGCCGGCGACGAGGGCGCCCGCCGCGACGTTGAACATGCGCTGCGGCCAGCTTGCGCCGGGAGCCCCGTGCAGGGCGACGATGGCCCCGGCTGCGCCGGAGAGCCAGGGCGAGCGCAGGAGGGTGTCCAGGGTGTCAGGCATCGGCATCGTCCGTGTCCTCGTTCGGCGCAGGGTCGGCTGCGGCGGTGCCGAAGCGCAGTCCCTTTTCCTCGGCCTTGCGGCGGAATTCGGCGATCTGATCGATGACATCGGCGGGGTTGCGACCACGGCGGCGAATCGCTTCGGCTTCGGAGCCGAGGCCGTTCTCGATCAGGATCTGCCAGGCGGTGGCCTCCTTGACCGGGTCGATCCACGGCATGGACTGCGCGGTGTACATCGCGTCGTTTTCGCTGCCCGGCTTGAGTCCGGCCGGCATGCGCACCACGCCCGAGAGGTGCGCGGCGAGGACGAACTGTTCCCACACCGGCTGCACCACCTCGCCGACGAACTCGTCGCACAGCACGGCGTAGTGCACCCACTGCTCCACCAGCTCCTGCCGCTGCGCGGAATAGGTGCCGTTGTAGTCGCGCGAGAGGCTGCTGTAGCTCGCGCCGACGCCGGCCGCGATGGCGCGCAGTTGGCCTTGGCGGAAGGTGATGAGGTTCGGGTTCGGACGCTTGCTGTCGATGAGGCCGATCTCTTCGCCGATGGCGAGATCGTCGATCACCATTCCGGGCTTGAACGCGATCTGGCGCGTGCCCGGCGCGGGCGCGGTCTCGGAGTCGTACACTTCGGGCGAGCCGCGCTTGACGTAGGCGGTGAGCATGGCAGCGATCTTGGCTGCGACGCGCTCGGACTCTTCATAATCCTTGATGTCTTCCAGCCGCGTGATGACGCTGGCGAACTCGGACACGCCGCGCACCTGGCCGATGTGGTCGAGCGTGGCGAGGTGCAGCACGCGATCCCACGGCACAGGCTTGGTGGCGCCGCTGCTGCTCGGCAGCGCGGGCGAGCTTACGTCGCCCTTGAGCACATGCACCGCGAGCGGCTTGCCCCACTGGTTGCGCTGCACGCCCTGCACGATGCCGCGCTTGGGGTCGTTGAGCTCGAGCGGAACGTAGTCCGCCTCGAAGGCCTCAAGGCTGAAGGGCACTTGTGATCCATGGTCGAGGCCGGCCACGGGGCCAGTGATCATCTGCGCGAATACTTCTCCGTCGCGCACCCACGCGCGCACCATTGCGCGCTGCAGGCGCGACCACGGTAGGCGGTGCGTGACCTCGGGCCGCCGGCACCAGTCGCGATACGCTTCGACCAGCGCGGCGGCGTATTCGCTGTCGATCGTGCCGTCGAGGCGGCGCGGCTGCGGCTCGATGCCGATGCCGGCGGCGCCCACGATGTTGTTGACCAGCGTGCGCAGCGCGCCGCGCGCGAGGTCGTGATTGCGCGCCAGGTGGCGCACCTGCGCCCGCACCGCGGCGGCGCCCAGCTGCACCACTTCATTCTGCGACCCGCGCTCGCGGCGGAACTTGCGCATGCGCGAAGGCTCGGCCGCTTCGTACTGCGCGAGCATCGATCGCGCCGCGCGCCGACGCAGCGCGGCATGCGGCGCAAAATAGCCGACGAGGCGGTCGATGACGTTCATGCGCCCTCGCCCGATAGATCGGCCACGGCGTAGTTGAGGCCGGCGCCGCCGGCGGCGCGGGCCTGCTCGCGCGACACCTGCGCCTGCAGCAGGTCGATTTGCTTGCGCACCGCGTCGAGCTCGGCCATGCGGTGCGTGCGATCCCCGCGCCGCGACTCCTGCGCCTGCAGGATGGCGGCCTCGGCGGCAAGGTAGGCGGCAAGGCGGGTTTGAGCGACTGAGGGCATAGGACTCGGAGCACGGCAAGAGGCGGATGCGACGAAAGTACGCGCGCGCGTGTCGCAGCGTTACTGCGCGGTGCGACAGTTTCGGCCCGGATGAATTCATTCCTCATTTCTGCGCAGGATGCGGTAGATGGTCGAGCGGCTTTTGCCATAGCGCCGCGCGAGCACCTGGACGTTGCGCCCGTTGTACTCGGCGCGCACGCGCGCGGCGACATCGTCGCGGGTGAGGTAGTCGAGCGTGTGCAGGTGGTAGGACGTGCCGCCGTGCCCGAGCTCGGCGGCGCCGATCACCAGCGCGTCGGCGAGGATCTCGGCCATGCCGGCCGGCAGGCCGAGCCTGCGCCGTAGCACATCGGTAAAGACCTCGGCCAGGGTGGTGTGCTGCGCGGCGTGCGGGGCGGGGGCGGTCATAGACGGGCGCTCCAGTCGGATTTTGTGGGCAAGCCGAGCGCCATCTCGGGGGCGGGCTTGCGGGCGGGGATGAGGGGGGAGTCGGCGGGCGGTTCGAGCGGCGGACTTGCAGGCGCGGCAGCCGGCGCTCTCCCCCGCTCCAGCTTTTTCCCCGACAACCTGCAGGCCGCCAGCGCGTAGTTGAGGCAGTCCAGCGTCTCGTTGCGCGGGCGGGTCTGCACCCACTCCTGCACCGGGCGCGTGCCGCGGAACTTGGTCACCAGCTTCTCGGCGGCGAGCTGCGAGAAATACTCGTCATCGAACGCGGGCTGGCGTGGAAAGTGGATGTACCCGGGGCCGGGCTGCATCTGTTTGAGGCGGGCGTAGAGCAGCGCCTTTCCCTGGTCGACGCCGAGCGGCTCGGGCCGCACGCCGGTCTTGCGCTTGAGCCGAAGACGCTTGCGCCGCACCTTCTCGTCTTCGACCAGCGGGCGCCCGGTGCCGGGAAAACCCTTGATCGCCATGCACCAGCGCCGGCGCGCGACGAACTCGTACACCATCGTGGTGTTGTAGCCGGAGTCGATGCATGCAAAGTCCATCGCCTGCGGAAACTCGCCCTGCCCTTCGAGCAGCACGGCGAGGTCGTCCCACACCTCGGGGCGGGCGGTGTCGCCGGGCAGGATCACGTGCTCGAGCAGCCACGCCTCCTCGCCTTCGCCCCACGCGACGATGCTCACCTCGAGGCGGTCTTTCTGCACGTCCACCCCGGCGGTGATCAGGGCGTACAGCGGGCGGCCGTCGTCGGTGAGCGTGTCGAGGGTGTATTCCTCCAGCCGGCTGATGAGGCTGATCTCTTCGATGCTGTCGCCCTGCTCGCGCCACACCTCGCCGAGGTAGGTATTGACGAAGCCCTTGAGCTCGGCGGTGTCGCCCTGGCTGTTGATCCACTTTTGCGCGATCGCGCGCCAGTCCAGGCCGAGGCCGGTGGGCGCGTACAGGGCGTTGAGGTGGTAGCCGTGGGCGAGCTTGATGCCGGGGCGCTGCGCCACCCAGCGCCCGCGCGCGAGCATGTCGGCCTTGTGGCCCTCGCTGATCTCGGCGCCGCAGTGCCCGCACACGTACCAGGCGTCGACTACCTGCGGCAGGTGGTGCGGGTCGTCCTCGGGCGGCGGCGCCGTGCGCCACTTGAGGCCGTGCATGCCGGCCTTGCCGCCGAACTCGAGGTGCTGGAACTCGTCGCAGTGCGGGCACGGCACGTAGTAGCGGCGCATGTCGGTGCGGCGGTACTCGATGTCGATGCGGCTTTGCCCTTCCAGCGTGGGCGTGCTCACCAGGTAGGTTTTCGCGCGGCTGAAGGTGCGCTGGCGGTTCTCGATCAGCGTCATCGGATCGCCCTCGCCGCCGACGTCCCACGGAAAGGCGTCGACCTCGTCGCAGATCACATACGGCAGGTGGTCCGATCGCAGGCTGTCCGGGCTGTTGGCGCCGGCCTTGATGATGCGGGAGCGCGCGCCGTATTCGAGCAGGTCGCCGCGGTTGGCCTTGTTGCGGCTGGCGGTGGTGACGAGGTTTGCGAGCGCTTCGGACTCGTCGATCATCTTGGCCAGGCGCGGGTTGAAAGATCTGTCGCGCAGCTCGAGCGTGGGAACGACCACCAGCATGTCCTTGTTTTGCAGGTGGTGCATGACGTAGCCGAGCCAGTTGTACATGGCCTCGGTGCCGCCCACGCCCGAGGACTTGATGAAGACGACCTTGCGCACGGGCGAGTGCTCGGAGAGGTCGTCCATGATGTCGCGCAGGTAGGGCGTGAGCGCGGTGCGCCAGGGGCCGGGCGCGTTGGTGCCGGTGCGGATCACCCGGTAGCGGTCGGCGTGCTGGCTGACGGTGAGCAGGTCGCGCGGCTTGGCGCCGCGGGCGATGCGTTCGCCGAGCATCGGCAGGCGGGTGGTGGCGGCCTGGACGGATTCGCCGAGCTCGCGCAGCACGTCGTGCGCCACGTCCGACATGAGGTAGTGCACGCGGGTCTCGTCGTGCTCGCCGTCGATCGCCGACAGCCAGCGGCCGACCAGCGCGTCGAGCGTCTGCAGCAGCACCGCGCGGGCGGCCACCGCATCGGCGCGCACGTCGTCAAGCGCGCAGGTGTCGGCGAGCAGCTTGTCGAAGTCGGCCTTTGCTTGTGCGGCGCGCAGGCGTTCGCGCTCGGCTTGCAGGTCGGCGAGAGAGGCCATGTGCGCTTATCCGATGCGGTTGAACAGCCGGCGCAGGGCGTAGCTGCGCACGAGTGACACGACGGTGAAGATGGCGCCGATGGCCAGGTGCTCGCCGGCGGAGGCGTGCAGACCGAACAGGGGGAACACGGCGGCCTGGGTGGCGATGGCTACGCCGTAGCCCACGGCGACGTTGGCGACGGATTCGAGGGCGGAGTGGGCGCGGGATTGGGTCATGCGCGCGGGGCCTCGGGGAACGGGTCGCCGGTTTCGGCATGGGTGGCGCGCTGGCCGGTGAAGTCTTGCCAGCGGCGGACGATGACGTCGCAGTAGCGCGGGTCGAGCTCCATCAGGCGCGCGCTTCGGGCGGTTTTCTCGCAGGCGATGAGCGTGGAACCACTGCCCCCGAACAGATCGAGCACGGTGTCGCCGCGCTTGCTGCTGTTCTTGACCTGATACTCGATCAGGTCGACAGGCTTCATGGTTGGATGCTCGCCGTTGCGGTTTGGCCTGGCGAAGTCCAGCACGGTGGTCTGCGATCGATCGCTCCCCCAATAGTGCGCGGCACCGTCCTTCCATCCGTATAAGCACGGCTCGTGCTTCCAGTGGTAGTCCTGACGGCCGAGCACGAGGCTGTTCTTGTTCCAAATCAGGCACTGCCGCACCGTCCATCCAACCTCGCCGGCAGCGGCGCGGAAGTTCAACCCTTCTGAGTCGGCGTGCCAAACGTAGAACACGGCACCGGGCCGCATGAATGCGTCGGCCGTAGCGTAGCAGTCGCGCAGAAACTGGCGGAAGTCGGCGTCGGACATCGCATCGTTATCTATTTCATGGTCTGCACGCGTTTTCGACTTGCGGTTTGCATCGCATCCCCCACCACCTTCATAGGCGACGTTGTACGGCGGATCGGTAATGAGCAGGTCAGCCATGCTCCCCCCCATCAGCACGCCAGCCTGGTCGATGCTTGTCGAATCCCCGCACATCACCCGATGCCGCCCCAGCGCCCACACATCACCCGGCCGACTGATCGGATCGGGGCGCACCTCGGGCACCGCGTCGGCGTCGCCCTGCCCTTCGCCTTCGCCCAGCTCGAGGTCGAGC